ACATATGATTGTACTTAAAGCTAGGCGTAAGGGATACTCTTATAAGGCAGGATCTATGCTAGCTCGTAATTATTTCTTTGTTAAGAATTCAAAAAACTTTGTATTTGCAGGGCAGAAAGAATATTTAATTGGTGATGGACTTTTATCTAAAGCATGGGAGTTTTTATCATTTATAGATGATAATACTGCATGGGCTCAACCCAGATTAAGAGATAGAGAAATGAGTAAAATGTCTGGTTATAAGAAAAAAGTTAACGGTATTGAGATAGAAATGGGTATGAAGTCCCAGATAATGGGGGTATCTTTAAAAGATGCTCCAGATAAGGTGAGGGGAAAGGCGGGTGAATTAGTCTTTTTTGAAGAAGCAGGTTCATTCCCCGGCCTCCTTAAAGCTTGGGAGGTAACAATGCCTACTATGAGACAAGGAGCAAAGACATTAGGTATGATGATTGCCTTTGGAACTGGGGGTACAGAAGGTTCTGACTTTGAGGCAATGGAAGAAATATTTTATAATCCCGCAGCATATGATTGTATGGATTATGATAATGAATGGGATGCGGGTGCTTTAGGAACAAGATGCGGGTATTTTATCCCAATACAAAAGAATCTAGATGGATTTATAGATGAGAATGGGAATTCACAAGCAGAAGAAGCAGTAGAGTATGAAAAAGAAATGAGAGAAAAGAAGAAGGGAGCAGCTGATGCTAAATCATTAGATCAATATATTGCAGAGCATCCTTTTTCTCCTCAAGAAGCTACTTTACAGATTACATCTAATTTATTTGATGTAGCATCTTTACAAGAACATTATAATCATTTAAAGGTTAATCACTTAGAAACTAAAGGAACTCCTGGGAGATTATATTATAAAAAAGAGAATGTAGAGTTTAAACCAGATTATAATTTAAGGCCAGTACTTAAATACCCTCATAGGAAAGATGATGATAATACAGGATGTGTAGTTATATATGAATCTCCTTATAGAAATAAAGATCATGAAACTCCACATAATTTATATGTAATTTGTCATGACCCTTATGGACAAAATCAATCTGCAGATTCTACATCTTTAGGAGCAGCGTATGTATTGAAAAGACCTAATAATCTGTCTCAACCTGATGATATGATTGTAGCTTCTTATGTAGGAAGACCTGCAACTCAAGATGATTATAATCGTAATTTATTTATGCTTGCAGATTATTATAATGCTAAAATAGGGTTTGAGAATGATCGTGGAGAACTAATAGCATATGCAAAAAGATATAGAAAGTTACATAAATTACAAGCGGAATTTGAGATGTTAGACAAAAAAGAGTTGCAATCTAGGAGGGTTAGAAGGACGTATGGCATGCATATGACAGAGGCTAGGAAGCAACAAGGTGAGATATATATAAGAGATTGGCTAAATTCTTTACGAGGAGTAGACGATAATGAAAAAAAATTACTAAATTTGCATAAGATCTATGATCCAGCATTATTACAAGAGTTAACTAAATTTAATCATAAAGGTAACTTTGATAGAGTCATGGCATTAATGATTGGTATGTATCATACTAGAGAATTATATAATGCTGAGGTGACTGATTTATATAAAGACAGATCGTTAGACGAATTTTTTGATAGACAAATATTTTAATTATGGCAATAGATATCCAGAATACACATCATAGCATACCAAAACAAAAAGTACCTAATTCTAAAAAGACAGAGAAGTGGGGAGAAGAGTGTGTTCAAGCTTACATTAGTTTGTCTGATATTGGAGGATTTGGTTCCCGTAGAGGCGACGTTCAACAATTATATGATTTTTACAATGGTCATATATTGGAGGATGATTATCATTACGTCTTAAAACCATATGGTAAAGCAAGGCGTAACTTCCCTTCTAAGATTAGAAATTATCCTATTATTAAACCTGTTGTAGATCTCCTATTAGGAGAAAAATCTAAGAGGCCTCTTAATTACACAGTAAGTGTAGCTAATGCGGATACCATTTCCCAAAAAGAAGAACAGAAGAAACAAAAGGTAATGCAGGTTATGCAACAGAGGTTTGTTAATCAATTGAATGGTATGGGCCAGGAGACTGGTAGCCCCTCACAAGAAACAGAAATGCCTCAACATATTGTTGAGATGTTTAATAAAAGTTATGTGGATCAAAGAGCAATCATAGGACAAAATAGTATTAGTTATTTGATGTACAAAGAAAATATATATGATAAGTTTCAAAAACTATGGTTTCATTTCTTAGTATCAGGTGAATGTTATTCCCATAGAGGAGTAAGAAATAATGAACCGTTTTATGATGTTATTAATCCTTTAGATGTGGATTATGATAAAGACCCAGATATAGAATTAATAGAAGATGGGGATTGGGCATTAGTTAGAAAAGATGCTCATGTTAGTACTATATTAGATAATTTTAGAGAATATTTAACAGAAGCACAAATAGATCAATTAGAATCTCCAGAAGTATTTGATGACGGATCTTTCTTAATACATTCTGCTAATCCATCAAATGATAGAATAAGAGGCGGAAGATCTAGACTAATTGAATGCGTAACAGTATATTGGAAGAGCATTTCAAGAGTAGGATTTATGAGTTATCAAGATCCAACTACAGGAGATATAGAAACTATTGAAGTTCCAGATGGATATAAACTACCTGCATTATTAAAAAAGGAAGGAGCTGTTATTGATTGGGGGTGGATACCAGAGGTATGGGAAGGAACAAGAATAGGAGAAAAAATATTTTGTAAGGTAGGTAAACTACAGAACCAAAGAAGATCAATGGACAATCCGTCTGTATGTAAATTACCTGTTAATGGTATTAAATATTCAGAAATTAATTCAGATAACATATCTTTAGTTAAATTAGGATTACCTTATCAAGTTAATTATAATATATATAAATATAGATTAGAGGTAGCTATTGCTAAATCTAAAGACATTATTGCTCAGTTTGATATTAATATGATCCCTAAGAAATGGGATATGGATAAGTTTATGTATTATATTGATGCTACTGGTATTGCATGGGTAGATTATAATAAGGAAGGAATACAATTAAATCCACAACATCAAACTGTAATGGATTTATCTATTAGAACTATTGAGCAATATGTGGTTTTATTAGATTCTATATTACAGGAATGGGAAAGATTGTCAGGAGTAAATAGACAAAGGCAAGGTGCTATTGGTCAATATGAAGGTAAAGGCACATCTCAACAAGCTATTATGCAATCATCTCATATCACTGAAGATTACTTTAGAAAAATATCTATGCTTGAAGCAAGTGATTTACAAGCATTGTTAGATTATTCTAAAATAGCATGGGTAGACGGAAAGAAAACTTCTTTTGTACAGCCTGATGGAGCTATAGAATTCTTAATGGTTGACCCATTAAAACATATGGAATCAGAATATGGTATCTTTATAACAGATGCTGGAGCAGATATTGAGAAGAAACAAAAAGTAGAGATGCTAGCTCAATCTATGATTCAAAATGGAGTGCCTGCATCTATTGTAGCGGAAGCTATAGATAGTGATAGTTTCACACAGATTAAAGATAAAATTGGTAAAGCTGAACAAATGAGACAACAACTAGAACAAGCTCAGCAAGAAGCTCAGAATCAAATAGCTCAACAACAAAATGAGATAGCTCAACAAAAAATGCAATATGATGCTGATCAAAGAGAGAAAGATAGAATGACTCAAATTGAAGTAGCTATGATTAATGCTGAAGCTAATGATGTAGAACAAAGAATGAAAATTGCTTTAGAGGCTGCAGAAATAAAACGTAAAGCAGCGGCAGACGGAGAAGAGGCTAAGATTAAAAGAGAGAAAATTGCAGCAGATCTTAAAATGAACACAGAAGATAATGCAGCAGACATTAAAATGAATAATGACGACAATAAAGTTGAAGAGAAAAAGATCAGAGCTATGGTAAAAGCAAAGCAAAATAATGGGTCTAAATAATAGTCAGAAATCTAAAATAATACGAATTGCTAAAGAAGGAGGATACAAAGGAGACTATGTAGACTTATTTCAACAAGCAGAGCGTGAGAATGTTTTTAAAGAGCAGGAAAATGAAATTCGTAAAGAAGATTTTAAACCTAGCACTAAATCTTTACTTGTTGATAAAACTCCACATACATTTAAAAATATTCCTACATTTACTACATCCAGTCATACAATAGAACCTAATCCTAGATCTATTGTAAAATTCTTAATGGATGAACGATATAAACCTGTACAAAAGCCAATGCAAGAGACAGCACAAAGACCTCAGCAAATGGATCAAGGTGGGTTTGAAAAGAAATATGAGGAGGGTGGAAAATCTGAGATAAGTGAAAAACAATATTTTGCTAATTATTTAAAAGAAGCAGAAGGAACTGATGCTGTAATGAAAAGAACTAAATCATTAGTTTTAAGACCTGACGGTAAAACTTATTATAACGCATTAGAAGATGGTGTATACTATCCATATAATGATATAAAAGGAAAGCAAACAATTGGATACGGTAGACATACTAATACTATACTTGCAGATTACCCAAAAGGTATATCAGCTAAAGAGGCTAATACATTTTTATTAGAAGATATAGATCATAATTTTAATAGGGCTAAAAGACAATTTAATAATAAATATCCAAATCAGTGGGGTAATTTAAGTGAAAGAGAACAATATATGGTAACTAATTTTACCTATAATCCAGGTTCTATATATCCAACATTTAGTGGTGCTTTACTTAATAAAGATACTAAGGTAGCTAATGATGAATATAAAATATATTCATATACAAACAAAGGAAAAGATAATGAAGTAAAACTAAGTCTTGGAAGAAATGAGT